AGGAATGGATGGTAATGTAAGATTGGTGATAGAAAAATAATATGACTAGTAAAAAAAGGAACGAACAATGAGCGTATTTAATATTGATAACAAAATAAACCACACACAGGCACTTGCATTTTTGGACGAGTCTGGCGCACAACCTATACAAAGATACGATGTATTAAAGTACAGACAGTTTGATAAACTCACCGATAAACAATTAGGTTTCTTTTGGCGTCCAGAGGAAGTTGATGTGCTTCGAGATGCCAAAGATTTCAAAGAACTGACAGAACATGAACAACATATTTTTACAAGTAATCTTAAGCGACAAATACTTCTTGACAGTGTACAAGGCCGTAGCCCTAACCTTGCTTTCCTGCCCATTGCTACTATTCCTGAGCTGGAAACTTGGATTCAAACCTGGGCATTTAATGAGACTATTCATAGTCGCAGTTATACTCACATTATTAGGAATGTTTATAGTGATCCTAGTATAGTATTTGATGAGCTGACTAATATAGAAGAAATTGTAAATTGTGCCAAAGATATTTCAAGATACTATGATGATCTGATTCAATCAGTGCAATATTACAATCTGTTGGGATATGGCACACATGAAGTAAATAAAAACACAGTAAAAATTGATAGACGTGAATTGAAGAAAAAACTTTGGTTATGTTTGAACAGTGTAAATGCACTGGAAGGTATTAGATTTTATGTGAGTTTTGCCTGTTCGTGGGCATTCGCTGAATTGAAAAAGATGGAAGGCAACGCTAAAATAATTAAGCTGATTGCACGAGATGAAAATGTTCATTTAGGGTCCACGCAAACCCTGCTTAAATTGTTGCCACAGGATGATCCTGACTACGCTTCTATAAAAGAAGAAACTCGCGCAGAATGTACTCAAACGTTTTTAGCAGCAGCAGCACAGGAAAAAGCCTGGGCACACTATTTGTTCAAAGATGGATCAATGATTGGCCTTAATGAACAATTGTTGAGTCACTATGTAGATTGGCTGACTTGTAAACGTATGACAGCGGTAGGGTTAGACTGCGGAATGAAACCAGGATCCAATCCGTTGCCTTGGACACAAAAATGGATTGCCGGAGCCGAGGTGCAAGTGGCGCCACAGGAAACAGAAATTTCAAGTTATGTGATTGGTGGCACAAAACAAGATGTGGATAATAACACATTTAGAGGATTTAGTTTATAATGGTTACTGTTTATTCCAAAAATAATTGTCCCTTTTGTGACAGAGCTAAAGCATTACTAGAAAGTCGAGGCGTCGAGTACACAGAAGTTAATATCGAAAACGACTCAGAATCAAGGCAGATGTTGTTAGATAAAGGCCTTAGAAGTGTTCCACAAATATTCCATGGTTATGAATTAATCCCCGGCGGTTTCGATGGATTGAATTCTAAGCCAGCTGCGTTTTTTCAATTATTGAAAGGTTGAAATGTTGGTATCAAAAGGTTATCAAGCAGGCGATATTGTAAGTTTCAAATTAATTAACGGCGACGAAATAGTTGCAAAGATTGTTGATGCTGGTCCTAACGGATTTGAAATAACAAAACCATGTACCGTAATGCCCGGCCCACAAGGTATGGGTTTAATTCAAAGTTTGTTTACTGCTGATGCAGATGTGAATGTAGTTTTGCAAAAAGACCATATTCTAATGCATGCTCCTAGTATAGATCAGATGCAGAAACATTATATAAAAACCACAACTGGTATTGAACCAGTGACAAGAGGCGGAATAATAACATAATGCCCGGAGTTAGCAGAGTCGGAGTTGACAGTGCCGGAGGAATAATTACAGGACCAGGCGTACCTAGTGTTATTGTTAATGGTGCAGTTATAAGTATAAAAGGTGACGCAGTAGCAGGACACGGGCTTGGTGTGCATTCTGGACCGGTTATGGTAGGATCAAGTTCAACCGTTTTTGCCAATGGTATTGGCATAGTGAGAGCCGGTGATGCTGCATCATGTGGAGATGTTGCCACTGGTAGTTCGGATGTAATAGCCGGATGATTTTTTTTAATTAACTACCCATATATCTTGTAAATTACTCGTAAATGTGCTATAATATACCATTATTATGGTGTTATAGCAGTTGTTTTCTCGACGTTATTGTAGTTATATAAAACTACAACCTGAATAAAGGAGGAAGAAAGATGAAACAATTTTTACCAGGTATGGTCAAATTTGTGACTTTGGTTTTTGGTATGTGGTTGGCAACCCTTGCCTTGACCACAGTCACTAAAAATAAATTTCAAGCTCTCGAAGCAGAAAAAGCTGAAATGCAAAAAGTTCGAGTAGTAACTTCGGACGACCGTGCTCGTCAGCTTCGTTGCCTGACTCAAAATATCTATTGGGAAGCTGCCAGCGAACCATTTGAAGGCAAGGTCGCTGTGGCTCAAGTTACATTAAATCGTGCAGCCAATGGCAATTTCCCCGGGGATATTTGTGCTGTAGTTTATCAAAAAAATGTAATCTACTCTAAAGTAGTTTGTCAGTTTTCTTGGTATTGCGAAGGTACTCATAGAGTAAAGCCGATTTATCAGCCGCTATATCGTGAAAGCGAAGAAGTGGCTAAAAAAGTATTGTTGGAAGGTTTTAGACTTCCAAGTCTTAAAAATGCAATGTATTATCATGCCGACTATGTCAAACCTGGGTGGGGCAAAAAACCCATAGTCAAGATTGGCCACCATGTATTTTATGGCAGTTAGTAGATAATTGATGCCAATTTTAACTTCAACTCGTACAAAGCCTGAAATTCAAAAAACTATGGAAAATTCTAAAATTGACTTTGATCGTATTCGGTATCAAGTAATTGAGTTTTTTACTACACACTTTAGTAAAATCTCAGCTGACACGCTAGGATGGTTAGCCGCTATAGCATTACACGCGGCAACTATTCCTACGCTACTAGCTTTGTTGACTGGTCTCACTGATGCTACGCCAAGTGTGGATGTAATTTTATTTCTTTGGTTAGGTTTAGTGTTACTTTTTGGTAGAGCAGTTATACTTAAAGATATTCTTAATATTTCTACAATTGGTTTAGGGTTTGTAGTACAAGCATCGTTAATGGCACTTATCCTGTTTAAGTAAACCATAAATACTTAAAATAGGAGGCAGCAGTGAACAAACGACTAGAACTAACAGTTGAAGATCCTGTTCATGATTATGATGAAGAAATTGGGGAAGAAGATTATGGATTTATCTTTGATTCAAACGGCAATTTAAAGTTTGCATTCATCCCTGAATTTCCGCCCGATAAACCACCAAAGATTATACAAAAAATTATGAAAATGTTGGGTGTCATTGATCTTAAACAATTTAACGAAGACTTAACAATTCATTAACATTTTGTTGGCTTGACCAAAAGATCCTTTTTTGTTATACTTAGAGTATGAAAAAGGACATGACATTTTATCTCAAATGGCTTGCAACTTTGATAACAATTATTGGGGCCATTTGCACTAGTATTAACATTTATCCGCTAGGTCCTGCTCTACTTAACTTTGGGGCCCTACTGTGGCTTATTGTGGCCGTAAAATGGCGCGAGTGGAGTCTTATTACAATTAATGCAACATTGTTGCTAATCTATACCGTAGGACTTGTTATTAAATTGCTATGATCTGGTTTATTATGGCTTTGCTAATTGTGATCTGGGCTTATTTGGCCCATAACAACGACAATGATCATTGCTAAAATAGCAACAGTATTTTGGTAGACCATAATGGCCCATTTTGCTATAATGTTTGTACAGTAACTAATAAGGAGCCCAAAATGACTACAGCAACTTACCAAGCACTTACAGAACAAGAAAAGCGTGAAGTCCGTATGTATGGCTGCACCGAAGTCCAGATGCGTGAAGCAGTTGAACAAAGCATTACAATGAAGTTTAGCGGCCCGGCCATGATTGTTGCGTCAATGATGTCGGATGCACAAGAAATGGTCAATACCGAATACGGCGAAGTTGACTTTATGCGAGCCGAAGACGCACGCCAGCAGTTAAATCGTGCCAAGTGGGTTTTGTTTACTTACATTATGGATCGCGACGGTAGCGTAGTCGCTCCTATGAAAGGGTAATGTCATGGGTGACCAAAGACTTATAG